ACCTATTTATCGATGTAAGCGAAAAAAATTGTATGTTACCTCAGCAAATCATTTTGAAATTTGGGCTAACCTCGAAAGCTTCGTTTTCGTTAGACTTAAGGCAGTGAGCAAGCGATTATGAGTATCAATCTGAAGCGAATAAAATCAGTAACTTACTGATTTTTAAGTTTTACTCAGACCGAATAATGATGAAAAGTGGCACATAGTGTTGCGCTCTGCTGCCACTTTGCTGCCATAATACTGTTGCTGTGAAATTTGATGTTAACTGAATACTTTTAATGCGCATTATATTCAATAAGATAGAATATAAAAAGTCATGCTATTGTCTTTAAATTATTAACTGATTCATGATGATTAATAATTTCATTTATGGAATCAAATATAATTGAGAATTTAGTGAAGTTGATTTTTTTTCGCCGTTTCAATACTACACCTTTTGCAAATGCTTCTTTACCATATTCATTATCTTTGCATTTGTTATTGGTTCTGTTGAATGTTTTTTTTGATAAAGTTCTTTTTAGAACTGACTCATCGAATAAATCTTCCATTGAACTTTCTTGCTTGCCATTTAAAGGGGTGAATATAATATAGAGATTTTTTGTTACCCAAATCCACTTCTCGTTTCTGAGACTGTCCTTGGAATCTATAGTAATGTTAGGGAATGATTTCCCTAATAGACATTGAAATATACCCCCTCCACCATTACTACCTGAGTCATTATCCAATATCATTATCACAGGTTTCTCATTTTTTGATTTAGAGTATTTACTGCTCTTTTTATCATAACTTAATAAAAAGTCTTTAAGGTGAGAAGTCCCACCATCTAATTTGAGAAAGTATTTTGATTTGATGCTGTTTTTAAAAAATGATATTTTATAATCTCGGACATAAGACATTCTCTCTTCCTTATCCCCAATTAATGTTGGGTAATCTTTGGCTAAAGAATCCAACGCTACTTTAAGGTAGGTGATGTCTGTTTTACCTTCTGTTAAAATCATTGTTTTTTCATTTGCGCAGAATGATTTATAATAGAGGAAATCAGAGTATAAACGTTCTCTTTTATTAAGGTTACCGTGGTTTTTATGTGATATTTTATTATTGTGCTTGTCCAGCGAATCTATAAATCCGAATATTCCAGTTAATTCATTAATCGATCCGAGTCTTTTTTGATTAGTTTGCTTGTCAAGTAAATAGAATTCGCCATGTTTAAATAGATTATTAGCCATTGCCCGAACGTTACGCGTGTATTTATCACTTACATTAACGATTTTATTAACAGTCAATCCTGTAACTTCTTGACGGTAATTTTTACCAAGTAATCTAATTTTGCTGAAATTCAATGAAAATCCGGATCTTGTGATTTCTTTTAAAAATCTTTGGTTTAAAATGATGATATTGCTTTCGCACGAAGCTATGATTTTTTTTGGGAATTCGGATTTATTTGTTGATATTGTTATATCGTCAGCATATCGAGTATATGTACACCCAACTTTTTTACATATTAAATTAAGACGTTGATCTAATGAATGTAAAATTAAATTTGTTATTACTGGCGAGCAAGGGCTTCCTTGTGGTAGCCTATTATTATAACATGCTATTTTCGATATTATGTTGCTTACTTCTTCATTTAATTTGAAATTGGAATTTTTAATGAAGTAACCTCTTACACGTCCGAAGTTAAATTCATCAAAAAAGTTGCTAAGATCTAAATTGAGTACCCATTTTTTTCTTTTATGTTTCTCTGCGTTGGTAATTATACTTCTTTCTCGTTCGAAGCCATGAGATAAATTATTTATAACTTCATGTGAGTCTCTAATATCTGTTAGGCAATCTTGAAGCAAAGTGGACAATCTACTTTGTATCTCTTTAAGTTCAGGATCGGGAGATGAGATAATTCTTTTATCACCATTTTTCTTATTGATCTTAAAGTCAGTATATAGTTTTTCCGTATTTCTAATATATACAACACGGGTGAGAAATACTGGCTTTATTCCCAAGAGCCGCGCAAAATCAGGTTTCGACTTACAGTTCTGTAACTTTTTTAGGCGGGTTGTCATATCGGCTCCTATCCTTGAATGGCGGTGTGCAGGCACTCCTATGCACTTTGAAAAATACTAAGCAGATATAGCTATGAGAATCATAGCGGGCGAGACTTTCTGCCCTTTAAATCAAGAATTGCGAAACACAATTCAAAAATCTGCCTGCACACCTATCTGAAATATTTCATAAATTGCCATCTTTTTCAAGAATGATCTTGATGTTTAGTTTTAATCTTCTCTTTTTTTCGCTTCATTAGGAAGTTATATATATAATTGGCGCTTTCAAATGTAGTGCATTGAATTATATTGTTTTTTTTCCTAAGGGTGCTTCTAGCAATTTTAACTTTGAAAAAAAATTATACATGAAAATCATGTTTACTGAGAATCTATTAGGCTCAGAGGATTGAACGATATGGCTTCCATTAAGTGATCAGGTGTAAAATGCGCATACCGCATTGTCACTTTAATATCTGTGTGCCCCAATATCCGCTGAAGTACAAGGATATTGCCGCCGTTCATCATGAAATGTGAGGCGAAGGTATGGCGCAAAACATGGGTGAGCTGGCCCGCCGGTGTTTCAATACCAGCACGCTGCATTGCCTTTCTAAAAGCTGAATAGGACGCCGCGAAGAGTGGCAGCGCTTTCCTGCTTGATGGTAGTTCAGCCTGTAGTTTTTCAGTTATTGGCACCGCTTGGTTTTTCTTGCCTTTAGTTTTTACAAAGATGATCTGACCGGCGCGGATTTGGTTCCCCTTCAAACCTTCGGCTTCACTCCATCGTGCGCCAGTTGCAAGGCAGATTTTCACAATGGTAGTCAGATCCTTAGAACGGCTTTTTTCACACTCTGTGAGGAGGATTCTGATTTCCTCAATGGTGAGATACGCCATCTCTGATTCACTAATCTTAAACTCGCGTACGTTCTCAAGCGGATTAGGCGCGGTCCATTCATCTAACCGACGCAACTCATTAAACATTGCTCTGAAATACGCCAGCTCTAAATTTACTGTGCGAGGTGTAACTGTCTTTACTCGGTTAGATCGAGTGATTTTGCCGCTTAATCGCTGCACGCGATAAGACGCAAAAATTTTCGCGTTAAACTCGGTTGCGAGTGGGTTTCCCATCGCCTCGCAGGCGAATGCCATAGTTGTTCGTCGCTTCTCACCATCCGCCAGTGTAATAGCATGTGTATTGAACCATAGTTCAACCAGCCCAATTACCCGCCGCTTATCTGCTTTTTCTCCCAGCCAATGCGTATCTTGAGCCTGTTCTTTTACGAACTTCTCGGAAAATTGTGCTTCGCCCTTCGTTGCAAACTGGCGGCGAATCCTTTTGTCGTCTCGGCCGTTTGGGAACCGCTGGTGACGGCAAAAGCTCGGAAGAAATCATCGCTGTTCGTCGTCCTGCCGCTGTCTGGTTTGGGGTTGATGTGGCTGCAAAAGAGGCAGCAACATGATTGAGCAGTACGCTTACCCGTGGAATGCGCCACTGAAAGCCATCGCCAGCCCTTATCCCACCTATGAGGAAATGCACAGCCGCAGTCAGATGATTGCGGCTTTAGTGCGTGCGCAGGAGCTGCTTGAACAGCAGCCGACGCTGATTCAAATCGACGTCAAACGTCGCATGAACGAGCTGGAAAAATCACAGGGCATTGCCCGCGCCAATGCGTACTTAATGAAAACTTTCGTTGAGCGCACATTGCCGCGTGTTGAATGCGTTAACGAGCAGTACCGGGTTAAGACTATGGATGCCAGCACTTTTAACCTGCTGACACAGAACGCACCGAAAGAGACTGGCGCAGCGCGTGCCGGGGGCCAGCAGTGGGAGCTGATGAAGCGTTTTAACCGCCGGGCTGATATGTCGCGCGCCGATGTGGATTTGCTGGCCGGTGATATTGCCAGTTTCATTCTGGCCGAGCTGGTACAGGCACACGCGCAGGCAACTGATGAGTCAGATTATAAATACACGCACCGCGTCTACATGACGGCGGCGGCCATCACCCGTGAATTTAATCAGACGCCGCCACTGTGGGATAAGGTGACGTCCCGTTTCTTTGATCCCGAAGAAGTCACGCCCGCCGTGCTGCGTATGCAGACTGAAAAATGGTGGACGGGGAGACTGCGCCGCGTGGCTGCGTCATGGCGGGAGCACCTGCAGATTGCCCTGGCTAACGTCAGCAAAAAGCACACGCCGTACGCCAGCAGAATGACGGTTTCAGAATGGCGGGAACAGAAACGCCGCACCCGTGAGTTTTTGAAGGGCACGGAACTGGAAGACGAGGAAGGCAACCGCATTAGCCTGATTGAGAAATACGACGGCAGCGTGGCTAATCCGGCTATCCGTCGTTGCGAGCTGATGACCCGCATTCGCGGCTTTGAAAATATCTGTAATGAGCTTGGCTATGTCGGGGAGTTTTATACGCTGACCGCGCCGTCACGCTATCACGCCACAATCAAAACCGGCCATCGTAACCGCAAGTGGAATGGTGCCAGCCCGGCAGACACCCAGCGTTACCTCTGCAGCGTGTGGCAGCGTATCCGCGCAAAGCTGCACCGTGATGACATTCGAATCTTTGGCATTCGCGTTGCTGAACCCCATCACGACGCAACGCCACACTGGCACATGCTGATGTTTATGCGCCCCGAAGATGCGGATCGGGTGCGCCAGACAATCCGTGACTATGCCTTTCAGCAGGACAGCAACGAGCTGACCACGGATAAAGCCCGTAAAGCGCGCTTTCATGCCGAGGCCATCGATCCAGATAAGGGCAGTGCTACGGGTTACGTGGCTAAATATATCTCTAAGAATATCGACGGCTATGCACTGGATGGCGAGCTGGACGACGAAAGCGGTAAAGAGCTTAAAGAAACCGCGCCCGCCGTTTCTGCCTGGGCGGCCCGCTGGCATATCCGACAGTTTCAGTTTGTCGGCGGTGCGCCGGTC